GGGAAGAAATTTCAGTCTCAATTTTTTCAATTTCTTGAGGTTCTAAGACACCGTTATTCCAAATCCACTCTACACCTTCCATAATTCCATTCACGAAAGCTGATGGTGCAGATGGGTCTTGAACGATATCAACAGTGTTCATCACATAGTCATCTTTGACCATATTGACTCCACCTTTATTCTCAAGAGTTCCCATACCACGAGTTGAAACACCTAGCTTAACTCCACCGTCTAAGAGACCTTTAACAATCTTACCATTAGGGGTGTCAAGAATAAGTGCTTTCCCCATCACGTTATTACCTTCAAACTTTAATTCGGTAATGCGATGGGAAACTTTATCTAAGTTAATGATCGGACCTGCAGGATGATTCAGTTCACCTACTGCACGTTGGGTTTGCACCTGTTCCTTATCATACTTAGAAACTGCTTTTTCCAAGATTGGTCTTGGATAAATTCTTCCGTTGCGGTTCTTTTGTTCCGCTTGGGCAAAGATACCTTCGATTACATAGTTTTTGCTTCCATCGTCTTTTGCTTCGACAATGTAAGAAACTTCTTCTGTGTGTTCTGTAATCAGTTTCATTTAAATCTACCTTTTACCCATCATGCTGCCAAAGTTCTTAGCAGCCTTCATTGCTTCTTTCTGAGAGCCAAGAGTATCGATAACTTGGTTATCAAACATAACGTTAAACTTGCCTTTGTCATCTTTAGTAACCATTACTTCAACGCCCTTTGTGTCCAAAATTTTTACAATTTTATGACCTCGAGGAGCAATGTTTTTAGCAAACTCTTTAAACGTCTTCATCTTCGACTTCTGTTTCCGTTTCCGTTTGTTCTTCGTCTGAGGATAAATCTACTTCACCCTGTGGCTCATCTTCAGAGTCATCATCATTTGTACCATTAAAAATCTTAGCTGCAACATTAACTTTCTCACTCTCTAAACGAGTAGACAGTCTATCGTTCAGTAGCTCTGAAAATTGCTTTTCAGCTTCAACAAAGTTTTTAGTAGTGACATTATTTAGAAAATCAACAATTTCAGTCATTTATTTACCTCAATAAAAATTTTGTAATAATATTTATAAGATTCTAAATCTCTGGCTCAGGTTCTTCAATTTCCCCAGATTTCTTTTCATCTTCAATTTGATCGTTCATGATTTTAATGTCATCATCAGTCAACATCAGAACGTTCTTTTGAGTCCATTCTTTAGAATAGAATGTGCCCAAATAAGGTTCAATATCACGGAGCATATTCACACGCTCTCTAAGCATTTCTGCATTTTTGAGTTCAGTGAAGTAGTTATCTGTAATATAATCTACATGTAAATCTGTCTTCCAAGAATCCCAGTCATCTTCTGTAATAATACCTTTAAGCAATAACTGCTTTTTAAGAATATTATTAAACAGTTCAGAGAATCTACGGCGAAGTCTATTTACAAACTTTTGAAACTTAAATTCATCTCTAGTAATCTCAGATGTTCTACCTAAAAGTCCACCAGCCTGATCTTCTGGATTAATACGACCAATAGGAACATTTAGTGCTTTGTAAAGTTTCTTTTGAAAATAAACAATGTCATCAATCTCTCCAAGATTCTGACCACCTGGCAACGTAGTGATCTCTGTGCCCCGTCCGCCTTCACGTCTTGGAAGCCAGAAATCTTCTAGCATAGACATGTGCTTCTGATCATTCTTCAGATCACCGGTATTAGCATCATAGACCAATTTGTTTCTATATCTTGACATAATATCTTTAAGATACTGTTCTGCCTTACCTCTCGGTAAGTTACCTACGTCGATATAAAAAATACGTCTTTCTGGTGCTCTTGAAAGTCTGTAAATGACCAGAGCATCTTCCATCATACGAAGCTGGTTGACAGGCTTCAAAGCTTTATGTAAATATGAAATAACTTTTTTACGAGTACTGTCAAGTAAGCCACTAGTTACATAACTAATTGAATCAGGAGAAATTTTCACAGCAGATTGTGATTTAGATCCACCGGTAGAACTTGTTAAGTGACCTGCAGTATCTTCACTGTAAATATAATATTCATCAACCTTCTTTACAATATTAGCACCAGAGACAGGGTCTCTTTCTTTTTTAACTTCTTTTACTTTACGAATTTTATTTGCATCAATTGGACGAATCTCTTGAATACCCTCTTGAGGTTTTTTAGGATCAACAACTAAGTGGTGATAAATTCTTCCATCTACATAGTATCTACGAAAAATATCATGTGCAAAGTTTTGAAAATCTAACATTGCAGAAATATTTTGAAATTCTTCTTTAATTTGCTTTTTGATTGCATCTGTAGTATCAACGTTATCAAGATTCAAATCTATAACTTCATCTTCACCTGAGATGACTTCATTAACAATATCTTCAATTGCAGCATCTACTTCGGGATGCTGTGCAATAGTTCTATATTTTTTAATTAATTCTTTATCATCTTTTGCTTGATCGCCACTAATATCTACAAAAGATCCATAGTGAGTGCCTGAAGCAGTAATATATCCAGAACCATCATCATCTAAAGGTGGAACGATAGAAGGTAACTGATCTTTCTTTTTTTCATTTCTAGCTCTTGAGATTTCAAATCCAAAGAGTTTCAAACTATCGTTTTCAGCCAAAGTACTTCTCCAAGGTGTGTAAAATAATAGGGGAGAGTCTATCCCTCCCCTATCTTATATTTATAGCGGTATTAGCTAGTTGTATTGCTTTCCCAATACTGTACCTGGAAGTCTACAGTAAACTCTTCAATGACGTTTGTGTTGTCGTAAGACACGTCAATTGCAGATACGTTAGTTGGGAAAGTACCACGGAAGTTATAGGTCTTCAGCGTATCGCCATTCTTATCCAGCTGCTCAATAATCAGATCAGCTTGATAGTCAGTTGGGTTAACAAGACCTTCGTTGGTTGTATGACCGTTAATACCATTCATCCAACGTTCCATGGCGTCACGGACATTAAAGTCTGTGTCGTTAATTACTGTGATTGTCCAAGGTTCAAACGTCCGATCACCAGCAATTTTGAGTTCACGACCACGGAATGGTACCACGATCTCTGCCATCACCGATGCAGGAAGTTGAGCAGCCTTACACATAAATGATGTAAGTTCTACATCACCTGCTGCATATCCTGGAAAGTTGACGGTCGCTTTGAACAGGTTAGATCTAGCACCGCCGCCCTTCAGTTTTGCCTTGAAGTCATCGACTCCTAAAATAGCCATTCTTTTATCTCCTTAGTTTAGCGGTTCTTAGAATGCTTGACCAGCTACTTCTTCAAAGTCTACGCCAGTTCTAACAGCCACAAAGTTCAGGGTGATGAAGTTGATAGAACGTGCAGGCTTAATGAAGATAGTAGCAATGAATTCATTGCGATCAATAATCTCTTGAGTGTTATTTGTAGCATCACAAACCACACGGAAGTCGGTAATACCACGACGACCTTTTACCTCTCTGAGGAATGGTTCAACAATATTAACAAACTCTGCTCTAGTAAATTCATCGTTGAATTCAAACAGAACATTCTTTGCTGCTCTTGCAATTGCTCTTTCCAGAGTGAGGAACAGACGGCGTACGTTGATCCGATCAAATGCCGAAGGACGACGCAACATTGTCTTATCACCAAACAGAGTAATACCAGCGCCAGGAATGTTAGCAATTGGGTTAATATTAGCTCTGTAAAGTGTGTCTCTCTGTGCCTTAGTTGGCGAGTGAGCAATATCTACTGCACCAAAGTACTGACCTCTTCTCAGACCAGCTGGCGAGAACCAAGGAGCAGTTTCTTGGTCAGACTGAGCCATCAGACCTGCAGTTGAAGAGTTAGCAGGAATGTCAATGAACTGATCGTTGTACTTATCAAAGACCTTGATGTAGTTGTTATCAAGGAAAATGTAAGAACTAGATGGAAGCAGATTAGCAAAAGTGACTGTATCATCTACTGGAGTAGTAGTATTGATTACAGAAGCCTTTGGTGGAGATGCAACTACCACACAGTCTTTACGAGTTGTGCCGGCAATTGTGTTCAGATCAGTGATGATCGTATCTGCGGTTGTATTAGCACCAGTCGTAGCAGTTACTGGTGGTGCAATCAGGAAGTCTACTTGAAATGTATCTACATCTTCGATCAGATCAAAGGCAGTAGCATATTCAGAAGTAGTCAGCGAACCAGAATTAGCACCGCTTACAAGGCTAACAGTTTTAACACCTTGTGCAGTAGAAATCAGCTTGAAATCGTCACCAGAGTCCGCAGCGTCTGTGCCAGCACCAGCTACTCTATAGTCAGAGTCGATGTTAGCAGCATCTACAAGCCAGACATATTCAGACTGATTGTTCAGCACGTCTGCAATGTAGTTGGTAGATCCATCTGCGTTCTTTGCATTCTTTGCTAAAGACAAGAATGGGAATGTTTCGAGAACTTCACCTTTTGTGCCAGAGAACAGACCGTCTTGGTCTACAATAGCAACGTGAACTTCGTCATTCGATCCATTTTTTCCTGTAAGATAAGAAGAGGTGCCAGGAGCAGCGTCAAAGCTGGTTCTCAAAGACCACGTGGTAAACGCAGAATCACCAGTGTCAAAAGAGCAGAGCTGGATCTGTAAAGAGTTACCAAGCGAACCTGGATATTTACCAACAAAGCTATGACCGTCAGAATCCATTGCAGAAAGTTGATTGTTAAAGTCTGTGGTGTTTTTAACCAGTCTTGCCGAACGAGTGCTAGATTGACTTACACCAGAAGAAACACCTGTGCTAGTGTCAGAGTCAAATGCGTTCTTTGCCGCACTTGTTACTGCACGAATGTTCAGCAGTTGATTAGAATACTTGGAAAAGTGAGCCGCAGTATGAAAATCTACTGCGTTATTTGTGTCGGGTGTGGCAAACAAAGAAACGAGTCTCGCTTCGTTGTCTACAAGTGTAGGTTTATCGACTGGACCCCAACGGTAGTTACCTACGAAAACACCAGTGGTGGTTCCGACGTTTGGCACAATACCAGTGAGATCAACCTCTCTGGTTACTACAGCTGGAGACAGCGAAGGCGTGAAAAAAGCCATGAGTCTTCCTCTTTTCGTTTGAATTGAATGATAAGTTATTCATTATAAGGTTCTTTCAAACAACTATAATATTTATAAATATTCCGTTTTTAGAATAATCCAGTCTTATGTTCGAACCAAACATCGCCACCTATCACTTCAGATTTATCTTTTTCAATACCGTCATCAATGATACCCACTGGCGTAATATCATCTTCGATTGCTTTCATTTTCTCTTCATAAAGCATTTGTTTCATTGTCATATCAGTTTGATTTGAGAATGCTTCCGTTCCAACATACCACGAAAACATAACTAAGTTCATTACTAGATCATCATGATTACCATCTGATGCTTCAAAAGAATTACCTCTTGCTTCAAAAGTAGAACATTCTGTAATTGTTTGTAAATCTACAATATGTAGTTTCTTTTCTTCAATCAAGTCTTTAAGATTGGAGCAACCAATGCGTTTGACTTTTCTATTCATAGTCATACCAATAGCACCTGCTTTAATCATAGACTCCACATGCATGTTTTCATATTCAATATCATAGTAAAGGCCATTGGCAACTACTGCACCCTGATCGTTTGATTCAATAATGACATATGCTTCATTATATCTTTTAGCCCATTTGTGAATAATATCAGGAAAAAGAATAGGAGAAATTAAGTTGTTTCTGTAAGTTGCTACCTGTTTAAATGGATTTGTGGAAATATCAATAATATTAAATGTAGAATAATCTTGACCACGACCCTTCGCCACATCTACAGTCATAATATAATCGTGATTGGCTTTAGGCTCAACATACACATTAACATCACCGACCCCTACTGCTGGCTCTGCTTTCATATTCATCAAAGCATCAGCAGAAATGAGTGTGTTTCCTGTACCGAAGAATGTATTACCAAATTCTTGCTGAAATTGTAATTCTGAGGTATTTGCAATCGTTTGATTTTTCCACTCTTCATCACGCCCTGGAACGTCCCACCAGTCTACTCTAAAGGGTTTAAACTCATTTACACTCTGTACTGCACCCTCATAAATTTTATGAAATATATTGCCAATACCATTTGCTGTAGATGTTACAATAACTCTGGATGTTTTACCAGACGAGATAACTGGATAGGTAGAGGGATA